CGGAATCTCGGCCTTGCAGGACGGGCAGCGGAACGCGCTCACTTGGCCCCCTGGATGGCGTCGCGCTGCGCGGCGTAGTCGGCGCGGAGGGCGTCCCGTGCCTCGGCGGGGAAGGTCTTGATCTCGGCCCCGATGACGAGGAGCGCCGCGAGGGTGCGGCACGCCTGGATGCGGGCGCGGGTCGCGGTGACGATGTCGAGTTCGCCGCCCTCGACGACCTCGGGCTCCATCGCGGGAGGGTCTTCGCCGGGGGAGAGAACGCCACCCTGCTCAGGCTCCGGGGTGGCAGCGGAGGCCAATGCGGCTCGCGGAGAAGGAGACGACTCCGCGGGCACGCCCCTGACATGAACCGGCGTCGCGCCGGGGATAGTTTCGACTTCGCTCTCGTCGAGCATCGACAAGCCACAGACGGAGAGGATTGTGCGGCGCTTCGCCTTCGTGACGGCCTTCATCATCGCGTTCGCGAGCGCGTCGCCCTGGAGCCCCTTGATAGGCACGGCGCCGATGTCCTGTTGCTCGCGCCCGTCAGCGGTCGTCGCGGCGACGGTGACGACCCGGATGCCCTCGACGATCTCCTGCGACAAGATGCCGACCCGAATCTTGTGGACGTTGACCAACTGGTCGGCGGCGTTCTTCCGGGCGTAGAGGACTTCCTTGCCCTGGAAGGTGATGTACTCGAACGGGGAGAGGCGAGGGTCGAGGCCGGCGACCTTGCAGACCTGGACGATCAGCTCGACCTTCTGCGCCTGGGATAGGCCCTTCGTGTTCCCGGTGGCGAGCTTGAGCAGGGTATCGGTGTCGAGGTTGGACAGGTTCGACTCGGGTTGGCGGGCGAGGTCGGTCTTCACGGCAACTCCTTCAAGTTCGGGGCGGTCAGCGACGGGGCAGGGCTAACGTCGATGGAGAGGTCGTCCTTCGGCTCGACCCATTCGCATCCGGGCGGGATTACGCCTGTTGCTTCCACCAGCGCGGTCAGTTCCTTCTTCTCCGGGAGGACGCGGACCCGGAAATATTTGGGGTCCTGGGTCGTCAACCACGCCTCAAGTTCCTCGGCGTTGACGATGTCGAGGCGCCCTCCCTTGCGGCGCCACGAGATTTTCCCAGTCAGGAACTCGACCGAGCGGCGCTTCCCCGTGAGGAGCGAGTCCTTGTTCGCGGTGGCGCACTCGGCGGCGAGGGCCAGCGCGTACTCGCGGCGCCGGACGTGCGGGGCCTTGAGCTTGTCGGCCTGCTCCTTGATGCGGGCGGTGACTACGGCGACCTGGGCGTCGATGGAGTCGATGGCGGCTTGCGCGTCGCCGGCCCACCCGAGCACGTCCATGAGGTCGGAGGGCTTCGGCTTCCAGCCGGTCGGCGCGAGCGCCTCGCCGTCCACGGGTTCCTGCGCCTCGGCTGCGGCGGCGACGAGGTCGGTTGCGGTGCTCATGTCTCCACCTTCTTCGCCGCGGACTTCTTTACCGGGGCGGCGTCGCGAGCTTCGTGCATGCTTTCGTGCAGGGTCTTGAGCACCTCGTTCGACACCTTCCGGGGCAGCAACTCCTTCTTGGTCGTGTCCCAGAGCCGGACATCGGCCAGGCGCTTGTTCCCGCGGTAGAAGGCGATGAGGATCTCGCCGTCGGTTTCGGGGATCGGGTACTCCCAGATGACGCAGGGGAACTTCTTGGCGGTATCGCCGTACTCATCGGTTCCGCCGCCGCAAGTGGCGACGCGGTGGACCGGGGGCGATCCCAGGAGCACCTCGACCTCCCTCATCGTGTGGTCGTCGGAGGGGTAGGCCGGCGTCGGAATCCAGAGGAGGTTGAGAATCCCAGCGAGGGCGAGGAAGAATCCGGCTGCGTCGATGGCGATGGCGCGCTTCATGGCGTGGCGTCCTTTCCGGTAATCCCCCTCAAACCTTCGTAGAAGCGGCAGACCTTCTCCGTCTCCAGCGCGAGCGCGGCGGCCAGGTTCGCGACATCGAGCGCGTCCATCGCGGCGAGGCCGTGCTCCCCGGCGTCGGTGTGCTCGTCGTAGCTCGCCAGCGCGGCGCGAATCTGCCGGAACAGGTGGGAGCGAGGGCCAGCGGTCGGGGCGCTCACTTGCCACCCCCGAAGTAGTCGTCGCGGATGCCGCGCTCGAACTGCTCGTCCTTCCAGGCGTCGTATCGGCGGTCGCCCTCGTCGGCCTCGGCGTCGCGGGCGTCCTCCTCCGCGGCGAGGACGAGTTGCTGGTCGATGAACTTGCGCGTGTCCTCGGGGAGGGCGTCGTAGTCCACCGGGGCGCCGTCCAGCGTGACCTCGATGTCCTCCAGTTCGTCGGGGTCGCCGGGGAGCCAGTTGCCCCAGGACTTGTCGAAGTAGTCGGAGGAGCCGCGGGTGTAGGACCCGGACACCTCGTAGTCCTTCTCGTCGATGGTGACGGTCGTCGAAACCGGGATGCTGCGGGGGCTGCGGTAGCGGCGGGCCATTGCGTCTCCTTGGTTCGGGGCCGTTGGCGGCTCCCTCTTGTGTTCTACCGTAGCAACACAGCGGACGCGACGCAATAGTGCAACGGCAGAAACAGGGCTACCGCCCCATCAGGGACGCGAGGTGGTCCGCTGCACCCTCATGGTCCGCGCCATCCAGGCAGATAAGCGCGACGTGTAGGACGTGCGCCACCCGGGCCGGGTCGGCGGTGATGGCCGAGAGGAAGACTACCTCCGGGGACTCGACTCGAATCTCCGCGACACGGCCTCGTCCACGAACGGCCACCCCACCAGCTCGCGCCCCGTCACGCTTGCGAAGAAGTCGGCTATCCGGCCCAACTCCTCGTTCGTGAAGCTGGAGTCCTCCAGCCGGACCTTCTTCGACCAGGCCGCTCGCCCGATCCCGGCTCCCTCGGCTGCGGCGAGTGCCGTCAGCTTGCAGGCGACCCGCATCAATTCGACCCGACGGGCTATCAGCGCCGCGTCGTAGCGTCCCGCCTTCGCTGGGCCGTGCTGGGGCACGCTTCAATTCTGGGCCTGTTGCCATGTCATGTCCACCCTGTTGGGGCCTATCTGCCGTAGGAGTATTGCATAACGGGCTGTCGTGTTCTACGGTAGAAACACCATGCCGAAGGAACTGACGCCCAAGTCCGACATTGCCAAGCGCATCAGGAATCGTCGTCACGCCCGCAAGCAGACGTTGCGGCAGACCGCCTTCGAGGTCGGCCTGCACCCCAGCGTCTACTGCCGGATCGAACTCGGCACGCGGCAGGCGCGCTTCGACGAACTGGAGCGCATCGCCGCTGCTCTCTCCTGCTCGGTGCGTGATCTCGTCCCGCCACGGCACGCAGCCTGACCTGGGGGACGGACATGGCTATCCAGCGCGTCCAGAAGCAGGTCAGGCTGCACGGGAATCGACGGGGCGCCGTCACTCGGCGGAGCGTAAGCCACGCTGGCAGTACGTTGGGGAATTCCATGTACGACGGGAATCCCTACGGGGATCGTGTCGTGGCGAGGCTGCGGATACAGGAGGCTCTTGACCCGTCGAAGGCTCCCGGCAAGGTCCGCTGCTTCGCCGACATGACTCCCGAAGAGCAGGCGGAACTTCGGGCGAAGTACGGGGGTCGGTGATGGCTCGGCTATCGCCCGCCCGGGGCTCTGGGGCTGTCGCCGAAGAGGTAGTAGCCGATGGCCGTACCGCCCACGGCGACGACGCCGAAGATCCACGCGGTCGGGAGCGCGGGCGGCGAGATAGCCCACCAGAAGAAGCCGAAGAAGGCGACGACCAGGGCGGTGTTCACGAGGAACTGCTTCGCGTCGTCGGTCATGGTGGGCCTCTACTCCTAGCGTGCGCGCAGCTCGGTCGCGGCGCAACGCCCCGTTCCGGGGTGGCCCCATGAATACTTGTCCGTCGTGTGGGTATGCGGAGCAGAACGGCCACGAGCCGCTCTGCTTGTGGGGCTACACCGCCTCGCCGCCGAAGCCGGTCCTCGTCCCCCTCGCGGTCGAGCAGGAAGCAGCTCGGGTCGCCATCAAGCGGGCCGACGACAACGCCGACGAGGACTGGAAGCGGCGGGCGTTCGCGGTCGGGCGCTCGCTGGCCCACCGGCTCCCGAAGTTCTGCTCCGACCACCTGTGGGACGCCGACCTGGAGAAGCCCCGGGAGGCTCGCGCCCTCGGGGCGGTGATGCAGCGGCTCGCCCGGGAGGGGTTCATCGAGGCGACGGGGGAGTTCGTGAAGACGCGGCAGTCGGGGCGGCACGCCGCGGACGTGCGCGTATGGCGGTCGTTGGTCTACCGGGCGGCGGCGGGGAATCTGGATGTCACCGGGACCTGACTCCCCCCGCGAAGGAGGCTTCGTCGCCTTCCACCGCCGGATGCTCTCCAGCCCGGAGCTTCTCGACTTCCGTCACGAGCAGCTTTGGGTCTTCGTCGTGATCATCTCGCTAGCGAACTGGCGCCCCGGGTCGTTCACGCTCGGGGGGCGCACCGTGGACGTGGGCCGGGGGCAGTTGGCGCACTCGGTCGAGACGATAGCGAAGGTCGCCCGGGTGAGCGTGAAGACGGCCCGAACGACCATCGAAAAGCTCATCTCCAGGGGCCAGATGAGCGGCACAGACTTGGGCACACGGTCGGGCAGACGGGTCCGCGTTCTAACTATCGTCAATTACAGCAAGTATCAGGATGTCGCGGAAACGAGCGGCAGACGGTCGGGCACAGACATCGGCACCGATCCAACAAAAGGAACCAGTAGAACAAGAAAGCCTTTAGCCCAGAACGCAAAACTTCAAGACCCATTCCCCTCCGATACACGAGCAGGGGGAAGGGTCATCAAGCTGAACCCAGACGACGTTCTGTCGGACTGGGACCACCAACAGCAACGGCACGTTCCGAGGGGGCTGACGCTCCGCGCCCGGGAACGTCTTGGGAGGGGACGATGATCTTCGCAGCGTTCGCCGTAGGCGTGCTCGTGGGCTGGGCCGTCGCCGTCTTCTTCGTCACCGCGTCCCTGCGGAACGACCTGGCGCAGCTCGACCGCGAGCGGAGCGACCTCCAGGACGAGCGGGACGCGCTGAACGTCGCCTGGCTTGCTGCGGAGCCACCCGCCGACGTGGTGTTCGCTCTCCAGGAACGGCGCCGGCTGACCCGGGAGGTCATGTGAGCCTCGGCAACGAGCGGGAGTCGTTCACCTCCTCGCTCCAGCGGACCCGCGGCGCCGAGCGAATGGCCCTCGAAGACCTCGAACGCGCCGCCTGGCTCGACGCGACCCTCGCCGCCGAGAAGGTCAACGACGCCCGCCGGCACCTCCGGGTCGTGCAGGGTGGCCTCGCAGCCCAGCGGCGCTCGAACCGGATCGGAGTGTACGGCCCGAGGGGTCCCCTGAAGCCCAGGAAGGCCCGCCACGCGACGCAGACCACCCAGACCACCGGGACAGACGGGGAGGGCATCTAGTGAGCCTGTATCGCCGCGCAGTTCGCCGGGACGTTTCTGAGAACGGCATCATCCGGGCGCTGTCTGCCCTCGGGTGCTCGGTCGAGCCCCTGTCTGGCCGAGGCACCCCGGACCTCCTCGTCGGACTCCGGGGGCGGATGATGCTCATGGAGTGCAAGGCGCCGGCTGGTCCCCGGGGCGGCGTCTCCCACCGCGGGCTGACCCCCGACCAGCAAGCCTGGCACCGGAACTGGCGGGGACCTCCCGTCGTCATCGCCCGGACGGTCGAGGACGCCATCCGCGCCGCGATGATCGAGTTCGACATCCACGGTGACCTGACTCCGGTCCCGACTCGCTTCGACACGGGGGAACCATGAGCCGATACCAGCGCGAGCTGTTCTTGCGCAAGCGCCTCGCGGTCGTCGAGGCCGAGGAGCAGGGCGCCACCGTCCTCGTCCGGACCCTCGCCCGCTACTGGTGGGGCCGGCTTGCCTTGAAGTGGGCGCTGAACCGGATCGAGGCGGGGTGAACCACGGGCGGGAGGGCGAGGGATGGGTCATGCACCGAGACAGAAGTGGGACAAGTCGTGCTGCTACTGCGACCGCAAGGCGCTCTACATGCGCCGATACTGTCGCGACTGCCTGGAGCGTCTGCGATGGAACGGCGTCGTGGACTTGCCGAGCTACCCGACGCAGGAAGACTCGCGTCGAGCACAGGCGCCGAACGTCCTCGACTTCCTCCTAGTGATTCCGCTGCGTTGACCAAGCGGACTGCGCCGCTAGCCTCGGGGCGTGCCGCTGAACCCGAAACAGCAACGCTTCGTTGCTGAATACTTGAAGGATCTCAACGCGACGCAAGCCGCGATTCGTGCCGGCTACTCTGCGAAGACCGCGAGGCAGCAAGCCTCCGACCTCTTGGCAAAACCTGACATTTCCGACGCCGTCGCGAAGGGCACCGCGAAGGTCTGCGCGAAGGCCGAAGTCTCTGCCGAGTACGTCCTGTCGAGCCTGCTCAACATCGCGGAGCGGTGCCAGCAAGCGGTCCCCGTCTACGTGAGAGTCAACGGCGAGACGCGGGCCACCGGGGAGTACGAGTTCGACTCCAGCGGCGCGAACAAGGCCCTGGAGCTTCTCGGCAAGCACCTGGCGCTCTTCACCGACAAGGTCGATAGCACGGTCAAGATCAAGCAACCCCTCGCGATCCGGTTCGTGTCGAAGGACCCGGCCTGATGAGCGCGGAGGCCCAGGAGTACGAGTGGGTCCTGCCCCCGACCGTGGGGGCTTTCATGCAGTCGAACGCCTTCGTGCGGCTCATTATCGGCCCCATCGGTTCGGGCAAGTCGTCCGGGTGCGTGGGCGAGATTCTGCGGCGTGCCGCCGAGCAGCGCCCGAGCGGTGACGGGGTCCGGCGCACCCGGTTCGCCGTCGTCCGCAACACCTACGGCGAGCTTCGCGACACGACGCGCAAGACCATCGAGCAATGGCTCGACGAGACGGGCTGGTCGGAAGTATCGACCTGGCACGAGGCCGAGAACACGCTCACCATCGCGACGGACGACCTCCATTGCGAGGTGCTCCTCCGCGCCCTCGACCGGCCCCAGGACGTTCGCAAACTCCTGTCGCTGGAGCTAACCGGGGCCTGGCTCAACGAGGCGAAGGAGATCCCCCGCGCCGTCTTCGACATGATTCAGGGTCGCGTCGGGCGCTACCCGTCGAAGTTCCAGGGCGGGCCGACGTGGTTCGGAGTCTGGGCCGACACGAACCCGCCGGATACCGACCACTACCTGTACAAGATATTCGAGGAGCAGCGGCCCGATGGCTTCGCGCTCTTCCGACAGCCGAGCGGGCTCGCACCGAACGCCGAGAACGTCGAGAACCTGCCGGCCGGGTACTACCAGCGGCTCTCATCGGGCAAGAACCCGGACTGGGTGAAGGTCTACGTCGGGGCCGAGTACGGCTACGTGCAGGACGGCAAGCCGATCTATCCCGAGTGGAACGGGCGCCTGCACATGGGGGACGTGGAGCCATTCGCGTCCAACCACATCGACGAATTGAACCCGCCGATCATCATCGGCCAGGACTTCGGGCTGACACCAGCCGCGGTGTTCTGTCAGCGCGCCAGCGACGGCCAGGTGCAGGTCTTCGACGAGCTGGTGAGCGAGGACATGGGCGCCGTCACCTTCGCCCGCGAACTGGCGACGATGATCAAGGGCCAGTACCCCGGGCGTCCCGTGAAGGGCTGGGGCGACCCGGCCGGCGAGCAGCGGAGCCAGGTGGACGAGCGGACCCCGTTTGAGGTCGTTCGCGCCGCCGGCATTCCGCTTTCCGCGGCTCCGACGAACGACTTCACGCTGCGCCGCGAGGCGGTCGCCGGCCTGATGCTACGCCTGACGATGCTCGGGCGTCCGGCGCTCGTCATCGGTCAGAAGTGCAAGACGCTCCGCAAGGCGATGGCTGGCGGCTACTGCTACCGGCGGATGCAGATCAGCGGCGATGAACGATACGCCGACAAGCCGGACAAGGGACCGTACTCGCACGTTGCCGAGGCGCTCCAGTACGCGTGCGTGGGGATGGGCGAGGCACGCACCGCGGTCCACGGGAGTCAGCGCCCACGACCTGTCGTGGTTCACCGCGCCGCGAGCGCCTAGGAGAGTCATGTCCGACACCAAGATCCTGAAGCGCCGGTTCGAGGAAGTCCGCGGCGCCCGCGCCCAGGTCGAGTCCGTC